TTTGCCGCCATACATCCAGCTAACTCTAGATCCTTTTTTCATTTTAATTTTTTTTAGTTTTTTTCTTAGAAGTTTTAGGCTTTACTTCGCAGTTTTCAACCTTTGGCTTTGACTCATCATAAGTTTGGACTTTAAATGTATATCCCATTATTTTTTACCTCCCTTCTTTACTTTCTTTTTTTTCTTAGGTGAGCCGTACATAGGAAAATAATTAGCTGCCTTTATCTTACTTCTTTTTACGTTTTTTAGCAGTTGATAAAGCTATCGCCATAGCTTGTGATCTTGACTTGCCTTCTTTCATTAACATTTTAATATTTCCAGTGATTGTCTTTTTTGACTTTCCTTTTTTAATTGGCATCTTTATACTTATCAGCTAACTCTACTAATGTTAGCTCCGTTCCATCTTCTCGGATAATTTTTTTTAACGCATTTGTAGGATTAAGTTGTTTTGTTCCCCTTTTTGGACTCATCAAATAATTAAAATATCTTTTCTTTTTACCAAGAACTTTTTCCTGTAGATCAGGATTATCTTTTAACCATGTTGCATAGTTTGTATCTTGAGGAACACGACCTGTTGCACTTGGTCTGGTATCAGGGAATTTACGTCTTAAATCGTCATCATCAATAATAGGAACAGTTGTAGATCGACAATTAAAATGCTGCGGAGGAACTGGCCCTTGGTCATATTCAAACATCTGACCATCTAATCTTTGACAGATAGAACTTGTTCTTGCATCAAGAGTTGCCACATATTGATATTGACCAGTAACATCTTTATTTGCTGAGTAAACTGCTTGACTTGCTGCATTTTGTACCTGATTAACAGTTGTTCTCACAACAGTTTGTATTTGTTTATTTGATAAAAGCATCCCCTCAGAATTTTTTAATGCAGAGTTTAATGCGATTGAATTTTGTGGTTTGGCATTGAATCTAAGATTTGGCCCTTTGAGCCTTCTTGCAATCTTCGGCAAAGACTCTCCTTCTAAAACTCCAAGCCTTATTGCTCTTGATAGTTTTGAAGCAGAATTTTCAGAAATACCTCTAAATGCTTTTTTTACAGTGTCGCCATTTGGTAATGATATCTCTGATCCTCTTTTAGCAGTCAAAGCAAACTGAGCAGACCTAAATACACCATCTTTATCCCTCAATCTGATAGTCATAGCAGTTGGATCTTTCGTTACAATTGATTTTGCAAAGTCAGGTGAAACTGAAACTGTGTTTACCTGGAACTCACCTTTTGGCAGAACTCTTTGCAGTTGATCTTGCACAAATCCAACTTGAAACTCCGCTAGATTTTGAATTTCATCAATCATATAAGCTGCACTTTCATTCTCCCAACCTTTTAAACTATCAACCATTTGTGCCAAGATTGATCGGAGCCTTGCAGTAGTAGTTGGGCTGTTACCCTCAAGATCTCTTATCTTTCTTAAGACATCTAAAATTACTTCATTAAATTGACTTGCAATTTGAAATTGAACCTTGTTGCTATATCTGTTTAGATCAATAGCCTCTCTATAAAAAGCCTCTGGAACTGCCATTCATTAAGCTGCGTCAGGTTGGGCTGGGGCTTCCATTTCGATCAGCCCACCAGATTGCGTTGCCTCGACTTCTTCTTCTACATCAAAGTCATCACCAAGAATCTCACCACTGCTTAACTGTGTAAGTAATGTTTCTTGACTGATAGTACCAGCAGTAAATAATTGAAGTAAACTTTGAATCTCCTGTGGTTCTAGTCTTGCTGTTACAAAATCTCTATTAACAAAAGAACTTCCAGCATTAGGTTCGTTTAGATATTCACTATGAAACTTAAGGCAGTTATCAATCAAGTCTTGCATCTGCTGGGCAATGACCATCATGGTGCTGTCATTTTGTGACCTATCAATCCTCTTGGCCTCGGCTGACTCACCAACTAATTTAGTACCAAGAACAGCACTCAAAGATAAAGTGTTTATCTGTTCTCCAATATCTTTTAATCTTGTAAATTGGCTGTCATAACTATCACCCGATGGGCTTACATATTCCATCCTTGATTCGGGTGGTAATGATAATGCTTCATTCGGCCCTGTTGTTATCTCATCTGCATTTGGATAGCCAAACACTGCAAGTAAAGGAACAGAACTGATATGTAAAATATTATCTAAGTCACTCTGTATTTGATAATGCTTAAGGTTTAGTTCTGCAATATCATACAAAGGGCTGCGTGATTCATACATTCCGACACGATTAGCATATGCGACAGAAAAAGGGATCTTATCTTTTATGCTCATCTCACCCTCATCATGTAATTTATATTCTCCTTTTTTATCTTTTCGATGGATTTCATATCGCCCAGGTTCTAACACCCTAATTTGTTTAATAATCTTCTCACCATATTTGCCATCATATTCGACAACCTGTTCCATCAATCGTAGCTGGCTTAATTGTCTTATACCATCAACAAGTTCTGTCCTCCAACCGAGTATATTTTTTGGTGCGTATGTAACCCAATAAGGTCTGGTCTTTTCTCCTTCCTTCGGAGCATCTACCAATATTCCCACATGACCAAAACTGATTGCAGTTCTTGCCGTTTGATATAACCAGACATTGAGATCGTTGCCCTCAAGGTCTACATCAAATAACTGCTCTCTTACTAAATCTGAAACATCGTCCAAGCGAATTGGCTTCCTCACCAGCATACCGCTTAACATTTTTTCTATTCTCTGCAAATATGGAACTACTGTTGATCTACTTAATCTAACGTCATATGAATCATCAGTTTCTCTGGATTCTTGCGGCAAGTATTTTCTATGTTCACTTCTGATCTTATATGTTCCCTCTTTTAAATCTTCAACCAAACCCCAAAAATTTGCCATCCTTTGATAGGCAGCATTAGGACTTGCAACCGTTGTAGGAGCTAATGTTACAGGCTGATTGTAAATATTTAAAGAGCTATACACGGTTTTTCCTCATAATATCAGATCTTTTAATATATTCTAATGCCTGTTGGCTTGCCTGCCCTTCCATAAAGTAAATTAAATTCTCTGAAAATAAGATAACCGAGGGCATCTACATGGTGATCATAACCATTTTGTTTATCGGGATCTCCTGTCTTTTCGTCATAACTTTGCAATTCTAAACATTCAATCAGACGAGTACAGTTGGCATGAATCGCCAAACGTCTTTCCCCTTTGCCGTTTTGTAATAACGCATTGACGGTTGCAACTCGATCCTTGATAAAGGGGTTGCTCTTGAGAGCCATTGAACTGAATCCGTAACTTTGCAAAATTGCGATGTCTGTTTTTGAGGCATTGATTGTTGAACGTGCTGAACCACTAGCGTCTGGGTAAACTAATATTCTGTTTGAACTATAACGTCTGCGGATTTCTTGTGCCAACGCATCTGTATCATTTTGTTTTGATATCTCGTCAATGATCACCAGCTTGTCACCATCTTTTATTCCAACTACTGCATTACAGTTCATCACGTTGAAATCGATTCCTATTAAAAGAGTTTCCATCTTGATATCAAACGGTATTTTGTCGATGACATGATCTGCCCTGGAAAACCTGTCATAAACTTGCCCTTGAGTAAGGTTGACCCATTGTCCTAGCAAGTAAGCCTTTATCAACTGCGGTGGATAGTTTTCTTCAAGGGATTGAATGAAGTTGTCGGGTAGATATGGGTTGTCTTTTGTCTTTGCCTGTATTAATCCTGTGTCAGATTTTTTATTCTTTTCAAATGTTTCAAATGCCCAGCCATGACCTTCGGGAGTTGTTGTTGCATAAAACTGTTGAACATTACCAGACCTAAGTCTTGCAAGTGCCATGTTCATTGCTGATTCTGCCTCTCTTTTTGGAATAGTGTCTGCCTCATCAAAACCCACTGCACATAAGTTTTGGCCTCGCAAACGTTGGTATGTAAGCATGGTTCTTAACAAGATAGTATGAGTACCTTCTTTAAATTCCAAATTGTATTCAGGAAGAGGTGATGCTCTAAATGAAAAAGGTATTTGCCATTGGTCTAATAATTCATTCATCGTTCTTTGTAAAATATCTCTAAGCATCGGAGCCGTAGGTTCAAAAATTGCCGATACATGACCCACATTCATCGCTGCTAATATGCAAGATTTTGATATTAGTGCATGAGTTTTACCAGCACCAAAACCACAGACAAGAGCTAATTTTCTGTGATCAAGATCATCACAAAAAGTTTTTTGATGAGGGAGTAAATCTTGAGATATTCGAGTTATTGCTTCATCTGCTGTCGGTAAATCATATGCACCGATTTGATATAAAACTTTTCCAGGTTGAACTGTATCTAAAATGCTCACGAAATAATCTGTGCAAGTTTAGCTGCTGTATTGATAGCACCAAGAGCAATATGTAAATGCCCTTTTTCTCTTGCTTCCATTTGTAACGTTGCAGCTTGTGATAATAATGTTGCCACCATTTCGGGTCTTTCCACATCCCAATCGGCCTTCATCTCGGCTCTAGCAATCTCTAAATATTTATCTGCTGTTGTAGAACTGACCCCCCAGTTTTTCAAAGCATATCTAACGCAATCAGATCTACGACCACCTTTAGCGATAATCTCGCCAAGTTTGCGTGATCTAATGATTGTTTCTAATTTTGTACCTTTTTTAGCCATTACATAGATGTTACACGCAAATGAGAGAATATGAATATTTCTTAATTTTGAGACTCATTTGAGACTAAGGGGTGTTCCCAAGTTCCCAAGTGTTCCCATAAATGCTTAAGAGTTACCTAACCCCTATATTACCCCTATATTATCTATTATTATATTTATATATAAAACATAGAGAACATAGAGAACATATATATAGAAGATAGTTATAGAGGGCGT